CCCGCAGAAATTCGAAACGGAATCACAGTTGAAGTTTCTTCCTCAACGCTTCCAAGAATAGTCATTTGACCATCGACTTGCAACTCGCTTTCAATGCGAACAAAGGCCGACAAGATCATTTCTTGTCCAGACGGAATCTGTTTCTGCGTCAGAACCTCAAAATGTGAATAGTTGTCTCCTGGAATTGTTGGCAAAGTCTGCGGCTGTGGAGATTCAAAAACAAAAGCCTCACCATCGACGCGAAATTCTCCGTCAACTCTGACAGAATTATTTACAAGCATCTGCTGATCAGAGTGAACTGTGATCTGCTCGCCCGAATCTATTTGACGATAAGAAAAGTTGTTCGTTGCAAGCCTGTCGTTTGAACCCGCCTCGGATATTCGATCGCTTCCTAAGATTAAAGGCTTTAATTGCACTAAATCCTCACAATCGCGTCGTCAATGTCTGTGTTGATAGACGTTGCACTGACAGCAATGCCTAGAAATTGCCACAATCCAGGACCAGTCGGTCCAGGCGTTACGGGATTGCCGTTAGTGCCTAGAAAATATCTTGCGCTTGGAGTCAGCCCGCTCAAGGCGTCGTTCGCGCCCTCGAAAAATACTTCGGCTAAGTCTCCCGAATTCACTGCGGCTTTCACGAACCCGTGAGCTTGACGACCGTTGCTTCTATCAGCCAGTCTCACAGATTGAGTTCCGCCGTTGTCCCAGATGTTTACATAGTCTCCGGCTGACAAATTCTCAGTTGCTGGAGCCACAAGAAGGTCCGGACCTACGCCCGTGGGAAGAAAAGACGGGTGCAGCTTTCCATTTGGTCCCGTCGATATGATTGTGTTGGCCGTAGGCAATCCCAAGCTGATTGTGGCCGCCTGTGACTCCTCAATGTTTTCCGGCCCTATTGATAAAAACTTATTGCTCATGCTTAAACTCCCAGCAACTTGATAGGTCTTTGTATTTCAATTTCGATTTTATTTTGTCCAAGATAATAACCAACTTCAAGCAAAACCCCAGAAGTTGGTCTAGTTTGCGTCAGGGTTCCGTCGGCAGCGACCCAAATTGATTTGTTCAATTGAAACGAAGCAAACATTGTGTCCTCAAAAACGCCGTCTGTGATGATTCGAATTGGTTGTCCGGCATCCGCAGCAGTGCGCGCGACTCCTATGCAGAATTGTTTGCCCAAAACAAATGCGTCTGATTTGTCGACGTGTGTCGGGGATATGGCAAACACGGCCTTCCCTGCAGAAATCTCTACGTCAGCAATTCGCTCAATTTCAATCCGAGAACCGCCCGCTCCTGGTTCTCCAGGCATCCCGCGAGGTCCGCGAGGTCCAGGTTTTCCGTCTTTGCCGTCTTTTCCCTTTGGTCCCTCAAGATCAACCCAAGGTCCCCAACTGCCGTCAGGGTTTCTAAAACGCAATTCCGTACCGCGCCATTCGTGTTCTGGTGCTGGGCCAGATGGGCCTTCGGGACCTTGTGGGCCTTGTGGTCCGACTGGACCTTGTTTGTTGCGCGGTCCTGCAATCTGCACTTGTTACCTCGATGCTGTGAACGCCAAAGTACATCGGCAATTGATGACTTGATCCGCGCCGCCAGCTGGATCTCCAGGGCCGTCCATGTCTGTGTCCGGCGGTACTGTGAATTTTTCGTCAAGATCAATTCTTACACCGTTCATTTCTAAGTGATTTGCTTCGTTGCCAGAATTGCCGCCGTCTCTTGTTCTGTCGTCTTGCACGCTGATCCATTCTTTCTTCAATCCAGGAATCTCTAATGCTTTTGCGGCTTCAATGGTTGCGTTGTTTGAAGCCATAGAGGTTTCTGTGCGCGCAATCATAGCGGCACGAGCGGGGGTGAGCTCTTCGAAACGCGCTCTCAATTCTTTTGCAAAATTGACGGGTTCTTCTGATCCGTCGGACGATGCGTCGCGAATGTTTTCGGAAGTCAATTTTTTGACGACTTCGCGGACTTTCTTGCGAGTCGTGCCTTCGATGGCTGTGATTGCTTCTCCGGTTCGGCGTTTAATATAGCTATCAGCCCACTGTTCCCAGGTGCGTTCATTAGCCTTAGTTTCAACAACCAATCCGATAGATTTAGCTTCTCTAAAGACTCGCAATCCAAAGTCCTGAACGGTGAATTTAATATGTCGGGCAATTGTTTTCGATATATCCGCCATTCCCGCGTCAATGGCTTTCTGTAAAGCATACTCGAGTAACTTGGGGTCTTCTTTGCCTTCGGCTGCTTTTTCGAGGTCGCGCGCGAGTTCTTCAAAATCCTGCTCCAGACTGCGAGCAAAAGGTTTCTCCAGTCTTTGTCTTAGAGCGTTTGCTCTCTTCCACGCTGTTCGTTTTTCTTTGTCATTAAGGAGGTTGAAGTTTTTAAACTCCTTCACCTCCCCGTCATCTCCAATTATTTCTTCGTCGCTGGTTTTTTCTTCGTTGCTTTTTTTGACGTTTTTTTCTTCGCCATTGTCGTCTCCTTCCTCCGCCTCGCTGTTCGTTTGTTGAGGCGTGGAATCATTCAACGACATTTCTTCTGGTCTGGCAATTAAAGAATTGCCAATCAAATAAACATCCCAACCTTCTTGTTCTTCAAATCCAGCCATCACGCGCTTTTCGTTTTGAGTGACAAAATTCAAGTTGTTGATTGAAGCATACTTGGCTTGTCGTTTTTCCGTGAGAGCTTCAATGTCGTCGCGGTCGTATTTTAATGTGTATTGTTGGCCGAACCATTGACGGATATATTTCGTAAATTCATGTTCAAACAAATCCATCAGCGGCATTATTGTGTCAATGTAAAAGGCATCCTTGGCTTCTTTATAATTCGCATAGGTCGATTGCCCAAAGCCCAACAGCTGCGCCGGAACTCCAAATGCGTTGCAAATATCCGAAGCTGTGACTTTTTTGCCTTCGAGCCATTCCATGTCCTTGGGACTCAAGCCGATTTGCTCCCACGACATTCCGCCCTCAAGAAGCATAGGCCGCGCGACGTTTTTTGGACCGCTATATCTTTCTTCCAAACTTCTTTGCAAAATCGCGCGCTGTTCTGAAGTCAACATACCGCCAGGGTTTGCGTCCGTTGATTCAACTTTCAACACACCCGACGGTTGCGCCATGTTCTGAAGCAAAGCCAAATTCCATCGGTTGGCGGCGTTAGCCTGATCGACATTCAAAATGACGGACTGAATCGGACTCATTCCGTACCAAATATCAAGTGGGTTGAACATCTTTACATGATGAATTTTCGAACGTCCCGTGACAGGATCAACGTCCCATTTTTTTTCTACTTGCGCGGTTTTGAAAACATATTGTCCGACTCCGCCAAAAGCGTTTGGCACAATTTTGAACAAATCAGGTCGCAACGACCAAAGCTCCCGAGGCGGGGATGTTGGAGTTGGCCCTGCGCCTTCAATGTATGTATTCCCCGAAATCATGTAATACCCAACGACGCTTTCGAAAAAAGACGCCCAACCCTGCATTGGGTTTGGTTGTGAAAGAAGTTGATTGACTGGACCTGAAGTCACTTCGCGATCGTTTTGATAGACTTCCCACTTAATTCCGGCCGCGGCTGTAGCGATTATTCGTATGCATCGATAAACCGTGACGTTTTTTTGATAGCCTTCTTTTGAGTAGCCCAAATAATTTTCTGGCGTTGTGACGGGTTGCCCGAGGCGTTCCATAGACATTGCGATGCGGCCTTGGCTCGCTTTTGAGCCGAAAATATATTTGATTCTATCGATTAAGTTCATAGAAAGGTAATCCTCGGTTGGTATTGATTGAAGTTTTTAAAATAGTCGGCCATCTGTGAAGTCGTGTCAACTTGGTCGTCGTGTTCTGATGCCGGAAATTGCTCATGCTCTGTTATGAAATCACTCAACCAAGACGCTTGTCGAGGCAAAAAACACTTTCCAGCCCTCAACATGGGCGTGGCCTCGATTGCCCGCAAAACTTTATCTTTTGTTCCTGGCTCGTAGGCTTTGATTGGAATTGTTGTGTTTCGTCTGGCGTATTGAATCATTGAACTTCCGGACGATTTGTCTTCAATCTGGACTTCGTTAGGTTTCCACTTGTTGTATTGTTGTATAATTGCTTGCTCCAAATCGGGTGCCTCAAGTTTTCTCCGAAAAAGGTCCAGCAAATAGTAGCCGTTGTGAGTTTTGCCCCAAGTTGCGCAAACGGAATAGTCGTTAGATAAGCCTGGTTTTTGAGCCGTGTCCCAGAATTGAACCTTCCATTGACAAACGGGGGCAACGTCGTAGAACCCCCACCATTCGCGTTTGATAATTTCGCCGCCGGCCTTCGTTGGTCTTTGTTGATATAATGCTTGCCAATGTTGATCGGCCATTCCGTTTTTAATCGCCATCAACGCGTTTTCGTCGTAACGGTCTCGGCATAACGCCTGCCCGTATATTCTTCCCAAAGGGTCATTTTCTTCGGCGAGCGCGGGCAAACTGATGAGTTCCCAGTCGTCTGAGTGATCGTTGATCAAATATCCAGCAAGGTCGTCATGGTGCCAACGCGTTTGAATCAAAATGATTGTCGCGTTTGGCTCTTGACGCGTGTAGAACGTGGTGTCAAACCAATCGCGCACCGTTTGTCTGTAATTAGCTGAATTTGCATCCACCCAGTTTTTGTAAGGGTCGTCGATCATCAGCAAGTGACCGCCGCGCCCTGTGATGGGACCTCCAATACCCGCCGTTATCATTTCACCGCCGTCTTTCAAACGAAATCTGTTTGCTGCTGACGAGTCTGCGCTCAACGCGCTCAAAGCGTGTTCATTGTATTCAAAATGATTGCGCACCCAACGGCCAAAACCCGTCGCAAGGTCGTCTCCGTACGAAGTCAAAATCACGTTTCGATCATCGAATGTGTCCAAATACCAGGCCGGAATCCATTTCGAAAGAAATTCAGATTTTCCGTGGCGTGGCGGAATCGTGATAATAAATCGCCCGCCGCCGTTGAGAAGAGAGTCGTAGATTTTGTCTTCAATGTATTCTATGTGACGGAATATTTTGAATTTTTCGCCCGAGCAGTAGTGCGCGTAAGTGGACGGATATATGCGCCAGAATTCATTCGTCGTCTGATTCTTTTTCGTCATTATTCGAGCTCAACTTGCGCGCGAGTTTTTTCGCAGCTTCGGCCAATTCGGGATCGGCCATCAATTCCCGCAATTTCTTCCCAAGACGTTCGGGGTTCGCCGAGGCCTCGTCAATGACGATCTTGTCCCGATATAACTTCGGATATCGGTTTTTCATTTTAAAAATCGTGTAAGATTGTCCGAAAGACGCGGGTTCGTAGTGTTTTATTTCGCGCGTTTCTCCGGTTTTTGGATCAGTTATGCGTTCAACCTTCGCTATTCGAGTGAGCTGTCCTGAGCTTCCCGTAAGAGCCAATTGCTCGTCAAATTTGAGCAATTTTGAATATCCGATTCTTTTGGCTTCCAGAAATTCAGGATATTCGCGTGTCCAAGCAGAAAGAGTTTCAAAACAAACATCGCACTCGGCGGCAAATGACCAGAAGGAATTGCCCTTGCTCATCCAATCGACAAGTTGCTGACAATACTCGGGTTTATACTTTGTGGGTCGTCCTGCGGGCATATAGCATTCACCTCTTATTCAATGCACCACACAAGGGTGACGGCGAGCAAGCTAAAACGTGAAGCGTGGGCCAGTTTCTTGAATTGTGGGATTTTTCGCAAGTTCGGGGTGAGTCGTTTTGTTGACGTTTTAAAAATAAAAACCCCGCTGAATTTCTTCAACGGGGCTGCGCTTATGAAATCGAGCGTGGAACCTTGGGGAACGTGTGACTGTGATTCAGCGCAATTTAATTATCGGCGGGTTCGCGCAAAAGTTGATTGATTTTATCGGCTCCGGACACAATTTCTACGCCTTGGCGCGTCACGTCACGGGCTTCATCAGACGTTGGTGTGTAATTGAAGTCATACTCCGCGATCGGAGCTCCCCCAATAGCGTCCGGAAACGCGATTTTAAGCGCCTGGCTGCGCGCCCTTCGCATCAGCATGATCTTTGTGTACGTTTGCCAGGGGGACTTCTTGTCGAGCAATCCTGCGCGTTTGGCTTCGTCTAACGTGAACGTCGCCTCAACCATTGGCAACGCATTGCGTTTAAGCCTGCAGACCCCAGCCCAAGGTTCTGCTGTAAGATTTTTATTTTCTAAACAAATCTTGTTGTAATCTTTGTCGATCACGAATTCCTCTATGTGCTCCAATTGACGAGTTTGATATGCCAATTTCAGCGGCAACTCCCCCCAGATGCTCGGTTGCCCGTTTACGACGGCAATGTTCCTCAAGCCTGACAGCGGCTCCAATCCCAACTCGCGCGCAAACTGCATTCCGACCAGGACTTTTTCGGCACTGTCGAACGCTTTGGGAACCAACCCGCTTTTATGAAAAATTTGTGCAATTCTATATTGACCCTCAATGTTGTTTGCTGCAAACTTTCCCTCGTCGTTTACCTCGACCGGAGATGCGGCTTTTCTCGCTGTGGGCTGCGTCTCTGTATTTTCAACTTCACTCATATTCTCTCCTTTTTTGTTTCTATTTGTGGTTGTTTGTGTTCAGAAATCTTAATCATTTGATCCGCCATTGCGTAGGCATCGACAATAACGCTCAGATCAGGCTTTCTTCCTTGTGCCAAAAGCCCTTGAGCCAATCGCGACGCAATCTCGTCACGTCTCGACAGAGTTTTGCCGACTTTCGCTAAGTCCGCATTCTCGATCATCATTTTCATTCAAGTCCTCCTCGACTTTGCATTTGATGCAGCATCTTTTCTTCACGTCAGCAAAATTTCGCCACAAATGATTGCAAGTAAACTTTCCCTTGTCGAACATAATATACATTTGCAGTTCGTGAATAAGTTGCTCCTGATATTTTCGAGGGAAAACTTTCGCTAATTCGTGAACTTTCTGCATTGGCATACGCCGCAGAACCTCAAAATACATCGATCGCCGCGCGATTGATTCTTTAAATTCTGCGTAAGTAATCCAAGGATCAAGAAGGTCTTTGGTCTCTGAGAAAACTGAGCGTCCGACTGTTCTCAAGTGTGAAAGATTCGCGTCCATTTACTTTCTCCATTACGTCGCGCATGAATTTCACCTGCGCATTTAATTCGTCAATTCTATTTCTTAGATGCATGATCTCAAGGTTTTTTTCTTCCAGCTTCTTCCCATAACGTTGCGTTATTTCTTCGTGCTGCAAGCTCTCTTCAATGCGTTTTGCAATGTTATTGTGTCCCATGTCGTAAAGAAATTTCACGACTAGATTTGTTTTTTCTCCTGCTTTCATTTTGCCCCTCTATTTGTAAAAATCTTTTTAATTATTTG